TTAATCACCCAGTTAAATATATCGCATCCTCGGATACAACAACTGAAGGTGCGCTCACTTCCCCAAGTAACAAAATTAAAATTAATATAAATGGTATCGATTTAACAGAATATAGATGGGGTAGACCGCATTATATGGAAGTTTCTAACTATTATCATACAAACTTTGTTACATCCCCCGACTTTTTCTTATACTGTTTCTGTATTTCTACGAGTTCTTTACAACCAACAGGCTCGCTCAACTTTAGTAGAATCAATTCAGCTAAAATCATGAGTCAAAACATGAACATAAACGACCCAATATACGCAGTCAACTATAACATACTCAGAATAGAAAATGGTATGGCCGGTTTGATTTATGCAAATTAAAATACAGTATTATATTAAATGGTTAAAAACTTACCGTCGATAGAAAGGTCTACCAAGATAAGATTAGGTAAATACATACCAGAGGACCAGGCGAATAATACTATTATTTTTAATGCAACTGATACATTCTTACCAGATACATCAACATCAAATAGCACTTATATTGCACCAATACGCGGAAAAGAAAGTAGTGAAACAGGAACTTTTAACGTTTTAGCATATAAAACAGGTACACATGAAATAGTCGATACAAAACTAACAACAGACGAGGTCGGTAACAAAAGTTTACAGGATGTTACGAGTGTAGGAGGAACAACATCTACACCAATTGGTTTAGCTAACACAAACCCACAAGATACACTTTCTATAGGTGACCGTATATTTATGAATAAAAGTAGTTTAGATTACGGTATAAAAATGACCGACGAAGCTAAACTTCTCATTGACGGTGTATCTAGTGGTAACGAAGTTCAAGTTTCTGGTACCATTCACGCAAACGAATTTACAGGTACAAAACTTGGTTTAGCTAACACAAACCCACAAAATACAATTTCTATAGGTAACGAAGGTCAAACAACATTAAACGTACCAACAGAATTTGTACACGCTCTCAATACATCAGGTAACATATTCGCACAAAATTATCAAGGTGATGGTGGTTTATTGTCAAACGTCACTTTACAAAACGTTACAGTAAATGGAAATGCTACAGATGAAACGATACTTGCTACACACCCAGAAATAGGGATTCATTCTTACAGTAACATTCAAACGGATGGTAAAATTTTAGGTGAAATACACGGTTCAAACGCTATAACAGCATCTACAATAACAGGTACAGATATAGAAGCACAGGGAACATTTAAAGGTAATGGTAGCCTATTAACAGATTTGAATGCAAGTAATATTTCATACGGAACACTTAGTACGAATCGTCTAAATACACAAACTGGTACGAGTGGTGATATAATATTAGACACAGGTCCTGTTATAACGGATGGTAAATTAGATGGTGTTTATAATACAGAAATTGTATATGCGGGTTCTACAGATGATCGATTAACGTCCGATTCAGATTTCGTATACATTCACACTGATAAACAACTAAAAGTTGATAGACTCGAAGTCGCAACCGAATTAAAAGTTCTCGGTACTTTCTCAAACATACAATCAGAACACGTAGTTATAAAAGATGCTATAATTCAACTCGGTGATGGTACAGAAAACGTCGATTCGGGTATGATATTTGCGAGAACACCGGCTACAGATAACGTATACGTAGGTTACGATCAAACCGAATCTGAATTAGCTATTGGTTTAACCGATAATAAAGCGGCAGACTCATCCATAACAGTAAAAGATAACGTCGATTTTAATGCTAAATTTTATGGTAACGTCGAAACAAAAACAGTTTTATTTGACGATAACGTACAGTTAAAAGCAATAACCCCAGGTAAATCTTTTAAAGTAGTTAACGCCATACAACTTGACCCAAGTTGGTCATCACCCGCACTAAACGTCTTATCTTTTGACACACAAACAGGTGAAATTTTTGATTCAGGGGGACAAGGTGGTTCAACGTTAAATAACCTACATGAAGAAAATTCAAATGTAGCAATTGGTCCATCAGCAGCATCTGCAAACCTTATGGTAAACACGTACGCATCCAACGTACTCACGGTTTCCGGGAATGTAGCAGCAGATAATATTACAATAGGCGCTTTACATGTCGCTGCATCACCATTCAATTTAGACGATGTCGCGAGTGCAGGCGCGGGTGCAAATGTAACTTCGAATGTTATTCAGTTTACAGCTACGGGTAACGCGTTTGTTACGACTAACAACATTAAAATAGGCAAAGACGTACACGCGGGTGGTAACGTATATTCCCAAAACCTCCAACTCACAAACACACAAATTACAGCATCATTTACATCCGGTTCGGGAACGATTACAATAGACGCAAAAAATAAGAGTTACGGAACAGCTCCACTCATATCTATAGACGCGGACGTCGCTATACTTGACGTAACAAATTTACCGAACGGAGGTCAAGTTGTGGTACCGCTTTTAGCCACAGGGGCAGATAGAAAAGTCTTAAAAACGATAATATCTGGTATCGATTTTATTGCATTTACATCCGATGTTTCCATAGATCAGGACAGTCACGGTCTTTTAACCGTATCAAAGATAGGTGCATCGGGTGCGGAAAAAATATACATGAATGCAATTTCATTCGCGGTAGCGTAAATTAATTTTTCAATCTTTCATATTATAATAAGCTTAAAAATAAAAAACCTTAGTATAATATAAAATATGTCTGGAGGTATTGCTCAACTCGTTGCAATCGGTGCTCAAGATGCGCATCTCGTCGGTCAACCCGAAGTTTCTTTTTTCAGATCCAACTATAAACGTCACACAAATTTCGCCCAAACTGTTGAGAGACAGGTTATCCAGGGCAACCCATCCGCGAACGGTATGTCCACTGTTAGGTTCGAGCGTAAAGGTGATATGCTCGGTTATGTCTATATCTCCAATAGAGGTGCTAACATCAGTAATTGGAGCGGACAAGTAGCCAAAGTTGAACTCTTGATCGGTGGTCAAGTCATCGATGAACAAGAATATCATTTTTCTGCGTCCCTCGCACCACAAGTTATGAACCAAACGTATGCTAAATCTACCGCCGCTTTTTCTGAAAAGTTCTACCCACTCAGGTTTTCATTTTGTGAGAATGCCCAGTCGGCGATCCCATTGATCGCTCTTCAATACCACGATGTGGAATTGAGAATTACATGGGGTTCTTCTGGCTCTTTGAAGGACGACTTTGAAGTGTACGCTCAATTCATTCATCTCGACACGGATGAACGCACAGCCTTGGCCAATGCACCACAAAACATGCTTATTACACAAACACAAAAATCTGTCGCCTCTGGTTCCAAGACACAGGAAATCAACTTTAACCACCCAGTGAAATATTTGGTTATGTATAATCATAAGATTGATGACATCTCATCGGACAGTAAACTGAAACTTCAAATTAATGGTACAGATGTTACCGATTTCAAAAACTGTGAACCACACTTTACTACCGCTCCACTTTATTATCATACACAAAACGGTAAAGTGGATTCTAACTTGATCTTGATTCCATTCTGTCTCGACACGTCCAAGATTCAACCAACTGGGTCGCTCAACTTCAGTAGACTCGATTCCGCTAGAATTCTTTGTGATAATAGAAGTTTCGATTATTCTGTATATGGTATCAATTACAACATCCTCCGTATCGAAAATGGTATGGGTGGTTTGATGTATTCCAACTAATTTAATTTAGTCACTTATTATAAATGTTTTGGACGTATGTTTTTTTATTAGGATTTATTTTTATCATTACTTACGACCCCAAATCTGGGACTTTGAATCACATAGTCGATCCAAAAACCCAGGAACCAGGTGAAAATGCGGAGTGTAAAGAAGGGCATTATCAGGAGATCCAGTTTGCACAACACGGGTACGAATGTCCAAAAGAAAAGAGTGTAAACATGGGTGCGATTATATCAACTTAAAAACATAACAATACCTTTTATATATATAATGTTTTCTTTCGATAGAGATACAGCAACAGTAGTTGCAGCAGTTGTATGCGTATTAATAACAGTATATATATACAGAGAACTTAATAAAGCTAAGGACGAAATAAACGGTTTTAGAAAATACCACGACGAAGTCATCGAGCATATTAAAGAAATTCCAGCCATACCAGTACCAGTACGTCAAAATTTCAGAAGACCACCACCTCAACAACAAAAACAACAACCCGTCGTCTCTAATAAATTAGAAGATATAGAAGAAGAACCAATTTCAACCCAAGTAAATGATGATAACGAATAAAAAATAATAATTGAATTATTTTTTCAGAATAAACATATTGTCAAATTATAAGAATTGCTATGTGCAATGAAAAAACATAAAGCTATCGCTATACCCGTTACATTTACGGGTGATAAACCCATTTTTTTAACAGTAAGAGATCGCAGATTTAAAGATTGGATATTTGTTACAGGAGGATGTAGACGAAGAGAAATAACAAACCCAATTAAATGTGCACTCAGAGAATTAGAAGAAGAGACGAGAGGTGTAGTTTCTTTGAAAAGAGGTGAATATACTTCATTTAAATTTATAGTTAAAGAAAGTCCCACTGTCGATTTAGAGTATAACGTATTCATATTTTTCGTAAATTATTCTAAATCAGAACAAAACGAACTAATAAAAAAATTTAACGATGAAAAACAAAAAACAAATTTAAAAAAAATACAAAAACAATCGTTTAAACGAACTTATGATGAAAACGATTTTATGACTTTTGAAACGCTACACGAATTCAGTTCAAAAAAACAATGGGATAGAATTTATAAAAATGTTTTAAGTAACCCAGAATTTTATGCCTGTGTTCAAACTTTAAATAGAAAAACCTTCTCTATTAAATAATGAAATCGAAGAACTATATATTATTACAGATCAGGGAATTACTCGTAGAGAGACACGCATACACGCCAGAACGAGCAGAAGAATATATAAATAAACACAAAGAAGATAAAGTTTATGAACTCCTCGTTTTAAAGAAAAGTTTATCAGAAAATATGGTATATCCAGATGTTTCACACAGAAGATCTATATGGCATTACAGGTACGACGATGAAAATCAAGAAGAAATAAATTAAAAGAATAAATATAATATATATCAGAAATGTTCCGAAAATGGTGTTCTGATAACGGGTTTTGTAACGGAACCAAGCTATCACATGTATTAATGGACGGTGGTGTCCTTTCTATCCCATTTGATAGGTTGAATGAATTTTATAAAGTATACGTCGAATGTGTATCAAACGGCGAAAAAATATACGTCGTCGAACAGAAAACAGATAACTATAACTTTTTTATGGATCTCGATTATAAAGACGACGATCCTTTATTAGTCGAATATATCAAAAGTATATGTACCGTAATATGTGATAAAGTTTCTAAATTCGGTGGTAAAGATGCTTTAATATCAGTAGCTGAACCCAAAAATATAGGTGATTTAATAAAAACGGGTATACATATAAATTGGCCAGGTTTTGTAGTAAATAAACAGTCGGCTTTAGCGATAAGAGAAAATGTAATTAATACAATGAACCTCGCATATGGTTCAAAAGATTGGAACGATATAATAGATTTATCTGTATACGGATCTTCGGGAAGAAACACAAAAGGGAGTGGTTTTAGAATGCCGTGGTCTTATAAAAAAGCAAAACACGAAGAATGTGAAGGTCAGGGATGTAAAGAATGTAAGGGAACAGGTAAAACGTCACAAGGGTATTATTTACCTGTTTTTATGTATAAAAGGGGACCTGTTTTATCTATACTTGAACAAATAGATGGCGAACCATCTGTAAAAATTATGGAAATGGCAACTTTACGAACTGAAAACGAGGATCCAGTAATCATAGAAGGTAACTATAAAAAACAGGAAGGGTCGTTTACAGCTTTACAAACAAAAGACGAATTCAAAAACGAAGAAGTTTTAGGATACATAGAAACATTCGTTAGAAGACACTTAGAAGGACAAGAATTTGCAAAAATTACAAAAATGTATAAACATAAAAATTCTTTTTTGATATCCACAACGTCTCGGTATTGTGAAAATTTAAAACGCGAACATAATTCAAACCATATATGGTTTCATGTAAATGGAGACGTAGTATATCAGAAATGTTTTTGTAGGTGCGAAACCCTAAGAGGAAGATCGTATGGATTTTGTAAAGATTTTAACGGAAGAAAACACCAGTTACCATCTAAAATAACAAAAAAATTATACGAAGGTGAAAAAATTACAAAATACGAACCTAAACCTAAACCCAAAATATCAGAAACTAAAACAGATCAATCTAAAATTATGTTAAAACAGTTTTTAGAAAAATACGTCGTAAAAAATACAGAAATAAACATAAGTACTATAAAAAAAGATGGAACTAAAAAATTTACAATAGAAACGAATTATTCGTGTCACGAATGTAAAAAAGCTAATATAGTTTTTAAAATAGTAAAAAAGGAA